TTTCGATGACCTAGTATTAAGAATGGTGGAAAGCGATGTCAAGGCGCAGGGACTACAACGACCCAACCTACAAACGGTTTCGGCAGACGGTCCTGAAGAGGGACAAGCACACATGTCAGATGTGCAAGAAGAAGGGCAAGAAAGTCTGGCTTAACGTTCATCACATAGTGAAATGGAGTTCAGCTAGTACATTAAGATACGATCCCGATAATGGCATAACTTTATGCAAAGGATGTCATAACGAGGTCACAGGGAAAGAATCGCATTATATAAAATATTTTACCGAAAAAGTAAGGAGAAACAAAAAATGAACTTTAAAGAAAAACTTATTAAAGCGTATGCCTCTATAGGCGTTGGAGATACTACTTTGGTTAATGGTAATCCATATCCAGAATGGAAAAGAGACTTGGAATTTTTCTTGTCGGAAAACCCAAGCGCGAGATCAGAAATCGTACTTATGGGCGTGCCAGTTAGTGCCGCCAGACCAATCGTAAAGTTGACAAAAACTTCTACTCCAATTACGGTTGTTCCTAAAGTAACGCCAAGCCCGGACGAGGTGATACCAGAAGAAAGTGTAGAAGAACCGTCTTCCTACAGCTTCATAGATAATTTTAATTTAAAACCTGAAAATGAGCAATAAATATACCGTAATTCAAGACACTCGCGAACAAGACGGGTGGTTTTTCTCTCCATACGATAAGTGTGAAGGCATGGAGGTCGGCACATTACATACAGGCGATTATACGCTCAAGGGATTTGAGGATATTGTCTGTGTCGAGAGAAAAGCCTCGCCGTCTGAGATCGCAAATAATTTTGGCAAGAAAAAGAAAGCCTTTTACGATGAGATAGAGCGTATGAGAGATTTCCCTTTTCGCTTTCTTCTGCTAGAATTTTCTGCGTCTGATGTTATGAATTACCCGATGAGTCTTTTAGACTCAGAGGACCAGAGAGTGTATGAGGAATACAAAGCTGGAAAACGGTCGTTACCAAATTTCAAAAGATTCAAGATCGTGGAGCAAACAAAAATCAGCGGAAAATATTTGATGAAGTCGCTAATGGAGGTTTGTATTAGACATGAAGTCAACGTAATGTTTTGTGATAACAAACATAATGCGTTTTTGATGTGCAACAGTATATTTAAACGTCTTATGGAACTTTTTAAAGAGGGTTCAGATGAGCAAGAGAGAAGAGTGGATTTCTGAGATTCATACATCCAACATAGATATAGAGAATAGGATAATTTATTTACAGGAAAAAGAAGACACTTCGGATTCTCCGGGTGTTGATTTTCGTATGGTGCAAAACTTTACGAAAAATATTAACATTCTACAAAATCTTTCTAGCGATCCGATTACGGTATATTTACAAACGATTGGTGGTTGCTGGTGGTCTGGAATGGGAGTTTATGACGCTATCAAGTTATGCAAGTGTAAAGTTACTGTAGTGGGCTATGGCCAAATATGCTCTATGGGCACAGTAATAATGCAGGCAGCAGATCGTAGGATATTAATGCCTAATTGTGTTTTTATGTGTCATTATGGATCTAGTGAAATATCTGGCGATTATCTTAGCTCTCAAAACGAAGCTCGATTAGAAAGAGAGATGACCAATAAGATGGTCGAGATATATGCAGAAAAATGTCACAGATGTGGCCAATTCTTTATGGATAGAGAAGACTCTCTTGGAAAAGTTAAAACATACATCAAAAGAAAAATGAAAGATGGAGACTGGTATCTGAACGCAGATCAGGCTTTGGATTATGGCTTCATTGATAAGATTATGAGTAAAAATATAAAATTATGATAAATCAAAATAGAATACTGGAAGATGCTTGGCTAGGAATTGATGTAGAAGAATCCTCGCTATTCAATCCTATGGAATTTGTCATGCAGGATGCAGACAATGAGCAGCTTCTTGAGCGATTAGCTTGGCTGATGATGCAGCCCCAGTATTTTAGTTTTGCCTGTAAGTACATATTGAATATTGAACTATCGCCATTTCAAGCATTACTTTTGTACGAAATGTGGAATAGGAAATTTCCAATGCTTATAGGTAGTCGTGGTATGGGTAAATCGTTCATTCTTTCTGTTTATCCTCTGCTTCGCGCTTTATTCATGCCGCGACGAAAAATCATTGTTGTTGGCGCCGCGTTCAGACAGTCCAAGGTTCTTTTTGAGTATATGGATACCATTTGGAAAAATGCTCCTGTGCTTAGAGATCTTTGTCCTGCAAATAGCGGTCCAAGGAGAGATGTGGACAGGTGTGTTATGCATATCGGTCAAAGTACCGTTACATGCCTTCCACTAGGCGATGGTAGTAAGATCAGAGGTCAGCGGGCTAACGACATCATTGCTGATGAGTTTGCGTCTATACCTAAAGACATTTTTGAAAATGTTGTCGCGGGTTTTGCTGCCGTCGCCGCCTCTCCTATTGAAAAGGTGAAACAAAAAGCGAAAGAGAAAAAGGCTAAAGAGCTAGGAATTCCCATTAGTGCGCCAGAAAAAGAAAATGGAGGAGATAAGTCTAACCAAATTATTCTTTCCGGTACGGCTTATTACGACTTTAATCATTTTGCGGAATACTGGAAAAAGTATCATAAAATTGTAAGCAGTGCTGGCAATAAAAGAAAACTAGAGGAGATATTCGGAGGAGAAGTTCCTAGCGATTTTGACTGGACTGAGTACTCTATAATTCGTATGCCTGTCGATAAACTACCAGATGGTTTTATGGACTCTGGTCAGGTCGCTAGATCTAAGGCTACTGTTCACTCTGGTATTTATCAGATGGAGTACGGGGCGGTATTTACTACAGACAGTCAAGGTTTCTTTAAAAGAAGTTTGATCGAGGCTTGTACTACCAGTCCTACAGAGCCTGTAGTTCTGCCTTCTGGCGAGGTGTGGTTCGAAGCTTCTTTAAAAGGTGACACAAACAAAACTTATGTTTTTGGTGTTGACCCCGCTTCAGAGGTTGACAATTTTAGCATTGTTGTAATGGAGGTTAATCCGGACCATAGAAGAATCGTGCATTGTTGGACGACCACAAGAAAATCGCACAAAGAACTTCTCAAGTCTAAGATAGTAGATGAGGATGACTTCTACTCTTATTGCGCTAAAAAGATTAGACAATTAATGAAAGTGTTTCCATGTGCTGAAATCGCTATGGATGCTCAGGGCGGTGGTATCGCAGTTATGGAGGCATTACGAGACAAGGATAAGATACCCGAAGGAGAAGTTGCTATTTGGCCAGTTATAGACGAAGATAAGGCTAAAGACACAGACGATTTTCCGGGATTGCATATTTTAAGAATGTGTCAATTTGCCAAGTATGACTGGCTTGCAGAAGCTAATCACGGCCTTAGAAAAGATTTTGAAGATAAAATTGTGCTATTCCCTTATTTTGACACTGTTAGTCTGGGGCTTGCTCTAGAGATTGACAAGTCAGTAGGAAGAAAGTACGACACTTTAGAAGATTGTGTCATGGAAATTGAAGATCTGAAAGACGAGCTGTCTATTATAGAGATGACACAAACTAGTACCGGTAGGGAAAGATGGGACACCCCAGAGGTTAAAACCGGAGCCGGAAGAAAAAAGAGACTTCGCAAGGATAGGTACTCCTCGCTAATTATGGCCAATATGTCTGCCAGATATATTACCACAGAAAAAGTGGCTCCTGAGTATGGAGCTATTGGAGGGTTTGCCAACGGTCAGCCAAGTTTTGGGACTGCTGGAGACAAGATGTATCACGGTCCTGCTTGGTTTACAGAGGGTACAAAGGGGCTTTACTAAAAAACGGACCCATGTTATCCTTAGTTGTGTATATCAATATGATTGCAAATTATATTGTTAATACTATTAAAGGATAAACATTAATGTCAGAACCTCTATATTCTACTTGGGGCAGCGATGCCGAAAAAGAAAAAGTATACGACGCGGCTAATTTGGATGGTTATGATGGCGCAGTATACCGCTCTGCCGGAAACAGCTATTACAGCAACCAGCAAACCTATATTGACGTAGAGCCGAATCGCTCTGTTCGCCCAAGTTTTAGAAAATCCGACTACGATGCGTTTCGTCCCGGAGAAGCTGTTCCTACGAGGCAAAAAAGAATTATCGCTTCGTGTATGGCTGCTTATGACAGAGTTGGCATTATTAGAAATGTTATTGATTTGATGAGCGACTTTGCCAGTCAGGGCATTGTTCTAGTTCACCCTAATAAGCAGATTGAAAAATTCTATAGAAAATGGTTCTCTCAAATTCATGGAAATGACAGATCCGAAAGATTTCTAAACTATCTTTATAGATGTGGAAATGTTGTTGTTCAGCGCAGAACTGCAAAGTTAAGCAAGAAGGCAGAAAAAGAGCTAAAGCGAGCTGCTGGCGCTGATATCATTATTGAGGATTTAAAAGTTCCTCGCCGCGAAGTTCCTATGCAGTACGACTTTCTTAATCCAGTAGCTGTGGATGTTAAAGATATTGGAGCCTCTGCTGTTGGCAGGCCAGAATTCTATTTAAATATTTCAAATTATACCTATCAGTCTCTACTCAAAACAGCGCAAACCAATGATGCTGTTTTTAAGACTTTGCCAATCCAACTTCAAAAACAAATTCAGAATGGCGAAAGAAAAATTCCTCTAGAATCTTCAAACACTTTCTTTTACCATTACAAAAAGGATGACTGGCTGCTCTGGGCTAATCCAATGATTTACGCTATTCTTGACGATATCAACATGCTTGAGAAAATGAAGCTTGCAGATTTGGCAGCATTGGATGGTGCTATCAGTCAGGTTAGACTGTGGACTGTTGGTGATTTTGATCAAAAAATCGTGCCAACCAAAGCTGGCCTAGAAAAAATTAGAAACATCCTTGCCAGCAATGTTGGTGGTGGAACTATGGATTTGGTGTGGGGTCCAGAGCTTAGATTCACAGAAAGTAACTCTCAGGTGTACAAGTTTTTAGGGTCTGAGAAATATCAGCCTGTGCTGACCAGTATTTATGCAGGCTTGGGAATTCCTCCTACATTAACAGGCGCTTCTGGCTCCAGTGGCGGCTATACAAATAACTACGTTTCTCTCAAAACCCTGATCGAGAGACTGGAATATGGCCGTCAAATTTTGGCGCAGTTTTGGCTACAGGAGATAGAGTATGTGAGAAAGACTATGGGCTTTAAACTCCCCGCCCAGATTCACTTTGACTCAATCATATTGTCTGACGAGGCTGCCCAGAAGAACCTTCTTATTCAGCTTGCAGACCGAGATATTATTTCTCAAGAAACTCTGTTGGAACGATTTAGAGAAATACCTCAAATCGAGCGAGTTCGTACAAACAGAGAAGAGCGAGATAGATCTAAAAATCCAAATGTTCCAAGAAAAGCTGGTCCTTATCATAATCCTCATCATAAGGAAGATATGGCCAAAATAGCATTGACAAAAGATGTTATTGATTCTGAGGAATATTTTGATAAATTGGGCTTACCTTTTCAAGAGCCACAAGCTCCAGAAGTTTCTACTCCAAGATCGCCAAAAAGCAATGAACCTAGAAAGGATTCTGGTAGACCTCCATTTACTCCGGATAGCGGTCCAAGAAAGCAGAGAAGGGTATTGCCCAGAAGCGGCGAACCTACCAGTGCTACTATTTGGGGTATTAATGCTCAGGATAAAATATCGGAAATCATGACCCCTATGGCTTGCGCACATTATAAAAAGAAAGATGCTAGAGCTTTAAGCAGGGTTCAGGTCGATGATTTGGAATACTTGAAACTATGCATTTTTACGGGTATGCAGCCAATGATGGAGGTAACTCCGGATTTAATTCAGCAAATCATTGACTCCAATACTAAACCTAGCAAGGCATTTCTAGAATTAGCAGAATCTAAGAAATCTGACTTTAATTCTTCTCATAATAGAAAGCCAAACATGTCTGAATTAAGACATATATATGCTTCCTGTTTTTCTGAGTTATTCTATTTTGGGCAAAAATAACCCTATTACAGTTTTTTTGTGTATTATCGAATATGGAGGAAAATACCATAAATGAATATACCTATATACAAGCAAGAAATCGCTGATGGGCTATCTGATCAGATCGCCAATAATGCAATCGCATGTGTCGCTGTTGCTGAATCTGATATCAAGCCATCTCCCGAATCTGTAGAAAAATTACGCAAAATAATCGCGCAAAACAACGGAGAAGTTGCTTTAGCGGAAAATAAAGATCAAATTGACTTGTATTACATCAAGTCAGTCTTAGTAAGCACCGGCTGGAACAAGAATGATGACGTTTTTGATCCACGAGAACTTTGGGAAGCTAGAAATACTCCAGAGGATAAGCCTTTTAACTTCATGCATGATGAGAAGGATATCATCGGGCATATCACAGCTAATGAAGTTGTTGATTTTGACGGCAATCCGATTGGGGATGAGTCTGAAATTCCTTCACAATTTAACATACTAACTTCTGCCGTAATCTATACCGAATGGTCAGATGTAGAGCAGAAAGAGCGTATGGATAAAATTGTAGCTGAAATTGGAGAGGGCAAGTGGTTCGTTTCTATGGAATGTTTATTCCCTAATTTTGACTACGCCTTGGCTGACGCAAATGGCCAAACTCGCATCGTCAAAAGAGAAGAAGCGACCGCCTTTTTAACTAAATATTTAAGATCATACGGAGGAGACGGAAAATACGAAGATTACACAGTGGGGAGATTGTTACGAAACTTTTCGTTCTCTGGTAAAGGCTTGGTTTCAAAACCTGCAAACCCACGTAGTATAATTCTGGAAGGAAATGATTTTTTTGATGAAACTCAATCTAAGGTTTTAACTTTATCTTCACTAAAGGAGAAGAATATGTCAGATAGTTACGAAAAGCAAGTTGACGACTTGCGTGCGGAATTGGCAGAAGCTAAAGCTGCTAATGAAGCTCTTAAAGAACAAGTTGTTGCAGAGCAGCAGGCAGAATTTCAAACTCGTATCGAGAACTTGGAAGGCACGATTGCTGAATTGCAAGAATCTTTGGCCATGAAGGACAAAGAAATGAAAGAAAAAGACAAGAAAATGGAAGAGCAAGAAGCTGCCATGAAAGCGAAAAAGGCAGAAATGGACAAGAAAGACGAAGAACTTGCCGCCATGAAGAAGAAGGCCATGATGATGAAGCGCAAAGCTCAGCTTGAAGAAGTTGGCTACGAAGCTGAAGAAGCTGCCGCAACTGTAGAGCAGTTTGAAAATGTTGACGAAGCAACCTTCGATAACATTGTTGCAGCTATCCACAAGCGCCCCGTCAGCTACATGCTTGATCAGAGCGTTGAAGACGTTAAGGAAGAAACTGAAGCTGCTGAGTTGGAAGAGGAAGTTGATTCCGCAGAAGCCAGCGAAGAAGTTTTGGAACAAGTCGAAGAAGTTCAAGAAGTTGCCATCGCAGAA